AGGCTCAAAAAGCCTCACAAGAGGCTGGAAGATTATCAGGTGGTATTGGTCAAGCGTTTGGAACTTTAGCTGGTACAACTTCAGATATAGGTCGTTTACAGCAAGCTCTAGGTCAGGCCGATGTGTCACAGTTAAGCCAATTGGGTGCAATGAGACAACAACAACAACAAGCAGGGTTGGACGCATCAAGACAGAATCAATTGCAAACGGCTCAAGACCCTTACACAAGATTACAATTAGGTCAAAACTTATTACAAGGAATGCCAAGTGCAAGCATACCTTCTACCATATCACAAGCAACGACACCTTCTGCCAATCCATTTTTGCAAGGTGTAGGTGCTTACACAACATTATCACAGATTGCTCCTTTTAGTGGTACAACAGGTAAATAGGAAATAGATAATGGCCCCTAAAAATCAAGGTATATCTGGATTAAACATAGGTGATACAGATACATTGTTATCTCAAATGAAAAAACAAATTGGAGATGCACCTCTTTCATATGAACAGTTATTAGATTTATATTCAAAAGGAATTATGGGTGAAGGAAAACTAAAAGATAGATTTATACCAAAAACAGGTAAATTTCAATTTGCTCCTGGCCAAACAAGAACTGACAAAATACTTAAACAAATAGGAAATTTTGGACTTGAAGGTGTAGACATTTTAAACTCAGGTATTAATCAACTTGATGCTTTTACAAATCCTACTGGAAACATTATTGGTGACTATTTAAGTTCAGAAGATCCAAAGTCTTATAAAGACAGAGAAAGTAATATTTCTGGACCTGAAATGTTTTTACCAAATGAAGATTCTTCTTTTAGAGTAGGAAAAAATGTAACTGGCGCACAAACAATGTCTGATGTACCAGGGATGGATATATTTACAGAAGCTGGACAAGAGGCTTTAACAAAAAAAATTAATGCTGCAGATGGAACGAGTGGTGTCAATGACTTTGATGCAGATTTAGCAGATTCAACAGGAACTACTGACGGATCTGAAACTACTGACGGATCTGGAGAAAATTTAACTGCAGCACAAACGGCTACAAAGACAGCATTAAGCGAGTATCTTGCACAAGCAAGGCCAGGAGTTGAGCCTCAAACTTATGATGAGTATATAAAAGAATTTGGAGATGCTACAGGTTTAGATATGTCTGGAGAGCCAGATACAAAGCAAGCTCTTATGTCATTTGGTTTGGCTCTAATGCAAAATAGAGCAGGTAAAGGATTTGATGTAAGTAAAATACTTAGTTCTGTTGGAGAAGCAGGTGAAACTGCAATGCCAGACTTTAGAAAAGCTGTTGCTGAATCCAAGGCTGTTCGTGCAAAAGCTGGAGAATACGCTTTAGGTAGAACTAAAGAAGATAAAAATGCTGCTATGAATAGAAAATCTTATATGATTGTCCCAAAAGGCAAAAAAGGTGGTTTAGAAGGACTTATTTCTGGAATTGGTAAAGGAGAGTATACCCAATTAAATTCTTATGAATTAAACAATTTAGCTCTTGATAAAAAATTTAACGAAGAATATGAAATTGTACCAAGTAGCACTTACGCAGATTTAGCTGGAAAAGCTATAACAGCTAGTACAAAAACTAAAAAATTATATCAAAAAGGATCAACTTTTAAACCTTTATTTACTGGAGCGCCTAAAGGTCTTGGATTTAATGTTCAATTACCTGACGCAAATGAAGCTCCAATAGGAACTATGCCTGCATTTATTGACAACCCAGATATTGTAGTTAATCAACTTGTTTCTATGACTAAATCATTAAATGAACAAGAAAAAACATTTAAAACACTGTCAACCCTTTTAAATCAAAGTGATATAGGGATACCATCTCAAATAGCATCATCTGTTGTTCAAGGATTTAGAAATTTAGGATTAGATGTAGGAGGCACAACAACTCCTTTAGCACAAATGCAAACATTGTTGACACGATTAAAAGCTGAAAACGCTGCTGAAATTTTAGGAGAAGCTGGAAAAACATTGTCAGATAATGATAGAAAAATGGTTTCTAAGATTGTTGGTGAAATTTCTTTTACTTCTGGTGATGAAGAAGAATTAGCTAGAAAACTGGCCAATTTGTATGGTAAAATTGTTACTTTTGGTAGAAGAAACATTGCCGAAGGTTATGATAATTTAGCTAAAGCAGGTGTTAATATTAATAGAAAAAGTGTTGTTTCTTCTTCAGGAAAGTTTACTCTAGGAAAAGATAATATTTATGATTATACGCAAACAGGTGAATAAGTATGGCTGTTATACAAGTAAGAACTCCTAATGATGGCGTGGTCAAAGTAAGAATAGCTGGCGATGAGCCTACTGAAAAAGAGCAAAACGATATTCAAAGTCAATTTTTTGGATCTAGTCAATCCTCTGAACCTAAAGAAAGAACATTTGAAGATTTGTTGTCTGAAGCAAAGCAAGCTGACAAAGACAAAGACTTTGATTATGAAACAGGTGCTGATTCTGGTATCCGTGCTAAAGTTTCTTTTGGTGAAACAGACGAAGAACAAGAGCTAATACTTAAAAAAGAAGTTGGAGATGCTGGATATACAAAAGATTCTTTCGGTAGACTTGCGTTAACTCCAGAGGGTCAAAGAATAAGAGGTATGGAAAATATCTCTGATAAAAATATTATATTAGAAGATGAAGGTTTTTCTTTTGGTGATGTTGCAGATCTAGCTGGCTTAGTTCCAGAAACAGCAGGTGCTGTTATAGGTGCTATTGTCACAGCTCCGGGAGTTTTAACTTCTGCAGCAGGTGCTGCGGTAGGTGCGGGTATTGGTCAATACTTAGAAGAAGGTGTTGAAAGTTTATTAGGAATACAAAAACAAAGTTTAGGTGAAGTAACAAAAGATGTTTTAACTGAAGCTGCATTAGCTGGAACATTTGAGCTTGGTGGAGCTTTAATATTTAAAGCGGGCAGAGCTATTGTAGGTGGAGCAAGCAAAGGAGTTTCTAAAGCTACTGCATTAGGTGACGCAGAAGATTTAGCTCGAGGTGAAAGATTAATTAATGAAAAGTTTGCACCTAGTCTTGAAAGGTTAGGCGCACCAGGGATTTTAGCTTACCAACAAAAATTCGGTGAAAATGTTATAAGAAATCAAGGTCGTATTGAAAAGAATTTAAGTTTAATTTTAGAAAAGTCTGATACTTTAAGGACTAATTTAGGAGCAGTAAGCAAAACAGAAGCTGGAGAAGCGTTTTCGGATGTAGCTAGTCAAAAATATAAAAGTCTAAAAGCATTAGAAGATGAAGCATCAGAGGCAAGTATAAAGGCTGTAAAGGAAAGTATAGATTATATTGAAAAAGCTACTGTTAATGGTCTTGATATTAACGAACAATTGTTATCAAAAATAAATCAGTCATTTTCTAGTATGCAGGCAGAGACCTCTATGAGATTTGGTAAGGTAGATGACTTGTTATCTACAATTAAAATTGGAGATAGTGGCACAGGTCAAACAGCATCTATTTTAAAAACTGGTGGTGTAAAAAGTGCTGTAGATGATTTAATGGGTACAGCAGGATCAAGAGAGGCTTTTACAGAAGGCACAGCTAAAGCTGTAAAGTATATTGAAGAGCTAGGTGAAACTGCATCTTTTAGACAAATAGCTATAGCAAGAAAACAATTAAATGATGCTTTGTTTAATGAAAATGCTTTGTTAAGAAGAGAGTTTTTACCAGAAATAAATAGAGTTATAAAATCTTTAGATGATTCTTTAGAAGCTACTAATCTTTCAGATATATCAAGAGTTGGTATGACTGCTGCAGAAAAAAGAACTCTTACAGAAGCTAGTAAACTTAGAACAAGCTCCATGAATTATTATAAAGAAGCTATGAAAGATTTTGAAGACTTATCTCAATTTGGTTTAATAAGAAGCATTAAAAATTTAAGTAAAGAAAGTGATAGTTTTGGAAAAAAAGGTAAATTTGAATTAGATCAATTTTACGAAAGAGTTGTTAAATCTAATTCACCACAGAGACTTAAACAGTTGTTTAAGACAGTAGGCCCTGATGCTGCTGAAGACATTAGAGGTCAATTAGCTCGTAGATTCTTGGACGATGGCATTGAAGCAACTGGCATAAGCAAGTTTGGAGATATGACCACAGGTAAATTTAGTGGAAACAGATTTAAAGCTCACATTGATTCTTTAGGATCAGGAGATAGTTCAAGTGGAAAAATACTTTTTGGTGAAAATTGGACAAAAGTTCAACAATTATCTGAACAAATAGCTATGTCTGGACCTGACAAGTTAGATGCTGCTGTTATGGGAAAAATTAAATCTATTGGTGGTAACAAACCTCTTGTAGATCAATTAGAAAGATTACTTGAAGCTAAAAAAGGTTTTGCAGAAATTAATAATATAAATGTTATAAAAAAGTTTAATGATGGAACTTTAACTCCAGAAGAAGCCGTTGGACAAATTACAAAAAGAAATGCAAGTGCATCTGAAGTAGATAAAATAGTTAAGTTTTTTGGAAATGATGAAGCCTCAATGCAAAAATTAAGAGGTTTGGTTGTTGAAGATATTTTAAGTGCTGTTGATGGTGACATATTTTCTAACCAAGCTGCGGCAAGTAAATTAGTAAAATTGATTGGTGGTTATGAGCCTAGAGTTTTAGATAAAATATTAGGTAAAGATGGTACAAGTACATTAAAAGAATTTGCTTTAGACATTCAATATTTAGGAGATGTCGGTAAAGAAGGTAGTGTTGCTGCTCCATCATTTACAAATAGTCCAATTAAAAAGTTTAAAGATATAGCTAAATTTAAATTTTTAACTGCTTGGGCAAGTAACCCAGAAAATTTAAAAAAATATGTTAAGATGCAAAAAAATAAAGTTGCTAGAGTAGACAGAGTAAATACGGCTGTAGCTGACAATTTAAATAAAGGAATAAACATAGCAGAAAACGTAGGTCGAGTTGTTAGACAATCAGCTCAACAAGCTATATTACCTTCTAGGACAGAACCTGAAAGTGGTGGTATGTTTCCAACACCTTTAAGTGAGCGAACAAATGTTACCAATGTTCAACCACCAGCAACAAATACATCTATTGGTGGTATAGACATAACACAACCTGGAGTTGGTGCTGCTTTAGGTATTAGTCCAGCAAATCAAGCTATAGCAAATAGAGGCAAACCATTGTCTCCTTTATCTGCAAATATAGGACAATATGGAGAATTATTTCAACAATGAATATAGAACAACTAAGAGAAGAACTCAAAGAAGACGAAGGCTGTAAGTACGAGGTGTATCTCGATCATTTATCCCTAAAAACTTTTGGAATAGGACACCTTGTTACCGAATGGGATGAAGAATATGATAAAGAAGTAGGAACACCAGTATCAGAAGATAGGGTTAATAATTGTTTTCAAACTGATGTTTGGGGAACAGTAAACGAGTGCAAGAAGTTATACGATAAGTTTGAAGATATGCCAGAAGAAGTACAAATGATCTTATGTAATATGATGTTTAACATGGGTAGACCAAGATTATCCAAATTTAAAAACATGAATGCTGCAATAGCCAAAGAAGATTGGTTGGAAGCTGCAACTCAAATGGAAGATTCAAGATGGCATAAACAAGTAACCAACAGAGCCAATCGTTTGATAAAACGAATGGAAGCTATTGGCGTTAAAGAACAAGTTGCTTAGTTATTAAGTCTACCTAATCCTAAATTGGTAATTTTGTTTTCTTCTTTGTATCTTTCTTCATAATCTTTATCGACCCAAATAGAAACTTGTTGACGAATATTGCGTCTTTCATCGGCACAAATTCTTTTTAATTTTTCATAAGTTTGAACATCTATACCAATTGACTTGAATTTTGTTGTATCTGCCATTATAATAACTCCTATGTATTCTAATAATAAACGAATTATACCTAGAAAAGTTGGGAAACCCAACAAGTATTTTGCAAAAAAGACTGTTGCCATGGGATTAAAGTTTGATTCTAGGTGGGAAGCAGAGCGTTGGGGTCAGTTAAAAGCTATGGAACGAGCTGGTGTTGTTGACCAATTAGATAGACAAATCACATATCTATTGGAAGTTAATGGACATAAGATATGTAAATACATTGCTGATTATACATATTTATTATTAGACGAAGATGGATCATCAAGATTTATTGTTGAAGACGCTAAAGGTGTTGTCACACCAGAGTTTAAGCTAAAGAAAAAACTTATGTTAGCCATTCATGGCATTGACATCCTACTTACTTTTAAAAAAAATAATAAATAAAGTTGACAAACGGGTTTACAGTTCCTATTTTAAAGTTTCTAGTAGTTAAATTTTGAAAAGGAAAGTCAATGAATAATAGTGAATTATTCCACAATTCCGTTTCTTCTTTGTTTAAATATAAAGAAGGTCTAAAGGATGAGTTGGAAAAACTTAAAACTAAATTAAACGATCTTAATATTGTATTAGCCGAAAGATACCAAAATACAGCTCGTGATATACTTGTTGAAAAAGGTTTGGATTATGGTTCTACAACTTTAAACGAAGATGGTTTTAAAATAAAAGTAACTATGAGTAAGAAAGTTACTTGGGATCAAGAAGGACTTGCCATTGCATTTACAGAAATGCCACCTGAAGACGCTAGGCATTTTGCAAAGTTAACTTATTCTGTTGAAGAAAAGAAATACAATGCAGCAACTCCTTCTATTAAAGCTAAGTTACAAGAGCATAGGACTGTTGAACTTAGAGGTACAACTATAGATATATTGGAGAGTTAAATGGGGTTAAAAATAATAACTGCCGAAGAACGTATGGCTGAAAAAAAAGGTCACAAGATTGTTATATGTGGTCAAAGTGGAGTGGGTAAAACCACTCTTGCAAGAACTTTAGATTCAGCGACTACTTTGTTTATGGATTTAGAAGCTGGTGACGCAGCTATTGAGGGATGGATGATCGATATGATTAGACCACAAACTTGGTCAGAATGTCGTGACTTTGCATGTTTCTTAGGAGGTCCTAATCCAGCACTTACAGACGATCAGCCTTACAGTAATGCTCATTACGATTATGTAAAATCGTTATATGGTGATCCATCAGCAATGATGAGCAAATACGATAGCATATTTGTTGATAGTATTACTGTAGCAGGTCGATTGTGTTTTCAACATTGCATGGGTCAGCCTGAAAATAAATCAGACAGAAGTGGCAAGGTTGATACTCGTGCCGTATATGGAATGCACGGCAGAGAGATGATGTCTTGGCTTACTCACTTGCAACATATTCGTTCTAAGAATGTTATTTTTGTTGGTATCCTTGATGAAAAAACTGACGATTATGGTCGCAAACTATTTGAGTTACAGATAGATGGAACTAAGACTGGTCGTGAATTACCTGGAATTGTTGATGAAGTTATCACGATGGCAGTTATGACTGGCGATGAGAATACTGGCACATATCGTGCCTTTGTATGTCAGACGTTAAATGAATGGGGTTATCCAGCAAAGGATAGATCGGGCAGACTCGATGTATTGGAAGAACCACACTTAGGAAAACTTCTGACTAAAATGAGTGGTGGGATAAAGCAATCAGAAAGAGAGTTAACTTTCGTAAATCCTGCTAATGTAACGTCTAGCAATGAAGGAGAAATTAATAATGCTTGACCTAAATGATGTTTCCGTAAGCGAAACAAATACCGAGTTTGAATTGATTCCTGAAGGAACGATTGCTCGTGCAATTCTTTTAATCAAACCTAATTATCTTACATTAGAAGAATTTTCTACTACACCAATGTTTAAAGAGTCTCCACATTCAAGTGCAAAATATATAGAGGCAGAATTTACAATTGTTGGTGGTAAATTTGACAAACGTAAAGTATGGCAAAATGTATTTTTTGATGGAGATGCTAAGAACGATCAAGGCATTTCTAAGGCTAGAGTTAATGGCATCAGAACATTGCGTTTGTTAGTTGATAGTATGCTTGGTTTAGATCCTAAAGATGTATCACCAGAATCAAGCAACAAACGTAAGATACCTGGAATTGATGCTTTGCAAGCTCAAGAATTTTGCATCAAAATAGGTGTTGAAAAAGGCACTAATGGTTATGCTGACAAGAACACTCTTAGGAGTCCTATTGCTGCTGACCATAAGGAGTTTATCCCTAGTGGCAATGCTCCACAAGTTGCACCACAAGTGCAACAGCCTGCAGTTCAGCAACAAGTTCAGCCAACGGGGAGTGTAACTCCACCTTGGGCATAAAGGTTTATGAATTTCTAGCGGCAAGACTTTCCTTCGTCTGCTAGAACTCGCTTGGGTAGTGCGAGTGCCGCCAAACTACCCACTTATCATCTAGCAATGAAAGGGAATCCAATGACAACATATGAAGATGCAAAAAAAGAATTTGAAGATGAAATTGCAAAAACATTGGCTCATGTAAAACATATTAAAGAAACAAAGACTTTTGATTTTTTATGTCCTCAATGTAAAAAAGTAAAAAAAATTTTAGTGCTTAGAATGAAGCAAGGAAGGCAAGGTCTTAAATATTGTTGTGTTAATTGTAGGGCAGCAGCTCATAGAAACAGAAAAAAAGCAGAAACAGATAATATAATTCAAGTTCTTAAAGATAGGATTGAAGAATTAGAGTCTAAGCAATGATACTTAGACCATACCAAAAGATAGCAGTTGACGATGCTTCTACTGCTCTTAACAAACACAAAAACACTATTGTTGTTGCTCCGACTGGAGCAGGTAAAACAATTATGCTATCGGCATTAGTTGGTAAGAGATATAAAAAGGGCAAGAAGGTTCTTGTGTTGCAGCATCGTGACGAACTTGTAAGACAAAACAGAAGCAAGTTTGCAAAAGTAAATCCAAAGATAACAACAAGTGTGGTAGATGGATCAGAGAAAGATTGGTCTGGTGAAGCTATATTTAGTATGGTGCAGACGCTTTCAAGACCGAACAATTTAGATAACATGTGTGAATTTGACATGATAATCGTGGACGAAAGCCATCATGCAATAGCCGAAACCTACACTAGAATTATTAATCGTGTGAAAGAAGCAAACGAATCAGTTGAGATAGTTGGCTTTACTGCAACTCCTAATCGTGGAGATAAGAAAGGTCTGCGAAACATATTTAATAATTGTTCGCATCAAATAGAAATTACGACATTAATCCGTGAAGGATTTCTTGTGCCACCCAAAACATTTGTTGTTGATGTAGGTGTAAGGCAAGAATTAGAAAATGTTCGCAAAACTATATCTGACTTTGATATGGGCGAAGTAGAACGAATAATGAATAAGAGAGCCATCAATGAACGTATTGTTCAAGAATGGCAAGAGAAAGCTGGAAACAGAAAGACAGTTGTCTTTTGTTCTACTGTTGTTCATGCACAAGATGTATGTGACGAGTATCGTAGAGCTAACGTCAGAACTGAATTGCTTACAGGTGAAACTCCAAGCGAAGAACGAAAACAAACATTACATGATTTAGAGCATGGCGATGTGCAAGTTGTTGTTAACGTAGCTGTGCTTACAGAAGGGTTTGATGCTCCACCAGTTAGTTGTATTATTTTAACAAGGCCATGTTCATACAAATCTACGATGGTTCAGATGATTGGTCGTGGCTTGCGAACAATAGATCCTGAAGAACATCCTGGTATTATTAAGAAAGATTGCATAGTTTTAGACTTTGGAACAAGTGTCTTAACTCATGGTTCATTAGACGAAAACGTAGACCTTGAAGGATCAGAAGGTAGAGGAACAGGTGCTGCTCCAGAAAAATCATGTCCACAATGCGAATCTATTGTGCCATTATCTTCTCGTGAATGTCCTTTATGTGGCTATGAATTTGGTAAGCAAGATAAAGAAGTATTAGAAGATTTTATTATGACTGAAGTTGACCTTATGGATAGGTCTCCTTATCGTTGGATAGATCTGTTTGATAATGGTCGTTGTATGAGTGCTAGTGGCTTTAATGGGTTTGGTTTGGTTGCTCACTTAGATGATATATCTATTGCTCTTGTAAAGCGTTCTAATGGCAAGTTAAGGGTAGTTAGTGTTGGCACTAAAGAGCAAGCCATAGCGTCTGCCGATGACTTCCTAAGAGAGATTGAAGATAGTGATGGAGCAAGGAAAGGCAAGAGATGGTTGAATGAGGGTGTAACACCTAAACAAACGCAAGCGTTAAGTAATTGTGGTGTTATTGTTAGGGCTATGGATTTTAGTTGGAACAAATATAAAGCTGCTTGTTGGTTAAATTATTTGTGGAATAAAAAAGATATAGACAATAAAGTTATGAGTATAGGAGATAAAAATGCAACGTAGTGAAGCGCTTAAAAAAGCCGAATTATTAATATCTGGCCCTAGAGCAAAAGCATATGGAGACGCTTACGAAACCCATCAAAACATAGCAAAAATGTGGTCTATTGTTTTAAAAAAAGAAATAACTGTGCATGATGTATATCGATGTATGATAGCTTTGAAATGCGTTAGGTTAAACAAAACACCTAAACATGAAGATAGTATGATTGATATTATTGGATACGCTGCTTTAGCAATGGAGGCGTTTGATGGAAAGACTAACACTTAATTATAGCATTAATGTATCTAATGATGTTGGCGTTCAAAATGTTGTTGATGGCTCAATGTTTCTCCATACTGCAAACATAGATAATGAAACTGAATTAATGAATAGAGTAACAGAAGCTATGGAAGATGTTATGGAAGAATTACAGTATGAAATTTTAGGTGGTTATTGCAAGGTAATGTCTGGTCAAGATGAACTATTCAAATTAGATTTTTATTCACATGAGACATTAGATGAGGAGATTAGTAGTAGATGGATAGAGCCAACAATGAAGACAATTCATTAAAAAACGCAGGTAAAGTATTTAGCAAAATAGGTTGGGAGACAAAATTATGCAATTTAACAGAAGAACAAATGGTAGCTTTAATATCTGTTATACAAATGTCAAGGGAGATAGAAAATGAGTTTGTCTGCGAATATGTTACACGATCTCATATTAAATACTTCGGTCCAATCAGGCAACCAAAAGGATTTGAAGACATACCATTTTGAAGAACAAATATCAGAATTTGTTGACAAAGCCATTAAGAAAAAGTCAGATAGTATTCCTAGAAGAACATATTTAGGGGGATCTTCACTTGGGGAGAAGTGTTCAAGAAAAATACAATACAGTTATATGGGTCAAGAAGTGGATAAAGATAGACACTTTAGTTCACAGACATTAAGAATATTTCAATTCGGTCACGAGATAGAAACAAGTATGGCCGATTGGTTAAAGCAAGCAGGATTTGATTTGAGAACAGAAAAGAAAACTGGCGAACAATATGGATTTTCTATTGCTGATGGTAAAATTAGAGGTCACATAGATGGTGTTATTTGTGGAGGTCCAGTTGACATGGCCTATCCTTGTTTATGGGAAAACAAATCAGCTAATGACAGAAAGTTTAAAGAATTTGTATCAAAAGGTATGGCTAAAACAAATCCTATATATGCTGCTCAAGTTGCATTGTATCAAGCCTATATGCAATTAACAGACACTCCATGTTTGTTTACAGTTGTTAATAAAAATACGAGTGAAATATATTACGAACTTGTTCCGTTTGATAAGTTTCTTGCTCAAGAAATAAGTGATAAGGCAGTTAACATATTGCAAGCTACAAAAGTTGGCGAAATGTTACCAAGAATAGCACAGTCAAAAGATATGTTTGATTGTAAATGGTGTAATTATAAGGATACATGTTGGAGTTAAAAATAGACGACATTAAAACGTAGAGAAAAAATGTCGCCTATAACTTCAGCCATTGAAGGTAAGGATAGTGTAATGAGTATAGTGAGATTTGGCAATGCTAATCGTGAATTGAACGCAAAAGATTTAGTAGAGTTAATTAGTGATAAAGTACCACCACAGGCACAGATTGATATCTTACGAGATACATATCCTAATGGTGTTATTCGTGGTGATGAGTTTAATGTTGGCTCTTTAAATGGAGAAGTTGGTAAGTCTTTAAAGATAGATATTAATCCAAGATCGCCTTGGTTTATGAAAGGTAATGATTTCAACGGATCAAGTGGTGTTGGAGGTATTGTAAAGATATTGATGGAGGGTCGTGGTATGAGACTTCCAGAAATAAAAGAATTTTTCTCTAATTATTTAGATGATAGCCCTAGTTTTGTAAGAGATGAAACGGCTGCTCCTCCAATAGAATCAATAATAAACAAATCATTAAGACAACAAATAAATATAAAAACTCCTTTTGATAGTGAGCATTTATATCTTAGTTTAGATGGCGAAGTCATATGTATGGTTAGACGATACAATATGCGTGATGGTGCAGGGAATCCTACAATGGACGATCATGGCAAGCCTAAGAAAGAGTTTCGTCAGTTTACTGGAACTAATCCGTATCCTAAAATGCCTGACGTTAGACCTCTTTACAATATACCGAACATTTCTGCCTCTGATAAAATAATCTGGGTTGAAGGCGAGAAGTGTGCTGATGCTCTTAATGAATTAGGTTTTACAGCCACATGCACTATGGGTGGAGCGGGCATGTTATCTCGTAAATCATCTAGTCAATTTGACTTCTCTCCGTTGCATGGAAAAGAATTAGTTATATGGCCAGATAATGATAATGCTGGAAAAAAGGTTGCCGAACTTGTGCAAGACTTAGCTATGAACGCAGGTGCAAAGTCAGTTACAATGTTAACTCCACCTTTAGGTAAGCCTGAAAGATGGGATGCAGCTGATGCCATAGCAGAGAGTTTTGATATAGGTCAGTTCCTAAGTGCGACAGTTAAGAATGTTAAAAGAAACATTAACCTATTAGATAGCAGTTTATTAATTAATCGTTTTGAGGGTCAAGCACCCGAACAAAAGTTTTTGATTGGCGAGACGTTGCCTCTTGCTGTTCCTATAATATTTTCTGCGTCTGGCGATGCTGGAAAAGGTATGATGACTTTGGATTTGGCTATGAAAGTTGCCTCTGGAGAACCTATGTCTAGTGCTTTTGGTGGTCATATTACCGAGTTTGGTAACGCTATTATATTTACAGCAGAAGATGATGAAGGTGAAATGCACAGAAGAATTGAACGCTTAGATGCGAACAATTCTAGGTTTAATTACGAACACGAACTTCGTATTGTGTCTTTGCCAAATCTAGGTGGTGTTTTCCCTATACTTCAAGACACCCATGATGGCTATAAGACAAGCAATGAGTTTGATAAAATATACGCTCAAATGTTGCAAATGAATAATCTGAAGCTAATCGTATTTGATCCGTTGGCATCTTTTGTTCATGCCGATGTTAACTCTGATCCAGCAGCAGGTGCAGCTTTAACAGGTTTATTGGCTCAGATAGCTACAGAAACAGGTGCTGCTGTAATCATGTGTCATCATATGACAAAAATTAAAGATGATACTGTTGTGTCATCTCCAGAGCAAGCAAGGAATATGATTCGAGGTACATCTGCTTTAGTTGATGGTGTTCGTTGTGCCTTTACAATATGGCAAGTTGACGAGTCCACAGGTCGTAGGCGTTGCCAAGATTTAGGTATCGAGTATCAAAGAAACAGATGTTTTGATGGTGCAGTTGTTAAGTCTAATGGACCTGCAAGACGAGATATTAGACATTTTATTCGTGATACAATGACTGGATTATTAGAGGATCGGTCTGAAGATATTGCACGATTACATTCGGGTAGTAACAGAGAGATTAAAAAAGATGCGATGTTCGCTTGGATTACATTATGTGAAAGAGAAGGTAAGGCCTTAACACAACAATCAGGAGCTGATGCAATCTTGCAACGTATGAGTGCAGATCCAGACGCTCCTAAAGTTTTAGAAAACGCTACGCAGCGAACAATTGATGGATTGGTAAGAGAGTTATTGAATGAAGTTAGGATCGCAAAGTATTCTTTCAGTAGAGCAGGTGGTCGTAAATGGCTTGGTTCAGTTGATGGAGACATGAGTAGAGGCGAATATGATGCAAGAACAGCAACGGAGAACTTATAGTCTTCCAGACAATAACGTCTGTATTTCTTTTAGTGGTGGAAGAACAAGTGCCTTTATGCTTCACAATATATTAGAAGCTAATAATGGATTGCCTAATAATGCTTTAATATGTTTTCAGAACACTGGTCGTGAAATGTCACAGACTTTAGACTTTGTGCAAAATTGTTCGCAAAAATGGAATGTAGAAATTACCTGGCTTGAATATGATTTAAACGAAGAAAACAAACATATATTTAAAATTGTTAACTTTGAAAACGCTAGTAGGAATGGCGAACCATTTGATAAGTTAATTAATAAACATGGCAGACTACCTAACCCTATGTCTAGGTTTTGTACTGGAAGTTTAAAAAGAGATACAACATCTAAGTATTTAAGAAGTCTTGGTTGGAAGAAATGGCATAACGCTTTAGGAATTAGGTCTGACGAAAAACATAGATGTAAGCCTGGATTTGCAAATGGCTTTTATCCTTTTTACCCTATATGTGAAGCTAATCATTCAATATTTGATGTGGATAAGTTTTGGAATCAACAAGATTTTAAATTAGACTTACCTGTTGTTAATGGAAAAACTATTAAAGGAAATTGTGATTTGTGTTTTTTAAAATCTGAATCACAGCTTGCATCAATGGTAAGAGATCATCCTGAACTAGCTAAGTGGTGGATTGATGCAGAAGAAAGAACTGGTAGACAGTTTGAAAGAGGAAGAAATTTAAAAAAATTTGCAGATTTTGTAGATAGACAACAAGATTGGATATTTAACGATGAAGCATTTTTATGCCAAGCTGATGGAGGAGATTGTACGGGATGAAAATAGTTGATTTATTTAGTGGTATTGGTGGCTTTAGTTACGCTGCTGAGAAGTTAGTGGGTGGATTTGAAACAATCGCCTTTGTAGAAAGAGAACCTTATTGCCAAAAAGTCTTGCGAAAACATTGGCATGATGTTCCAATATTTAATGATATAAGGAGTTTTAATGGAAAAGAATTTAGAGACGCAGACATCGTTGTTGGAGGATTCCCCTGCCAACCTTGGTCAGTTGCTGGAAAACAAGAAGGACACCTTGACGAACAAGACCGTGACCTCTGGCACGAAATGGTTAGGGTTATTAAAGACGTACAACCTAAATGGATCATTGGGGAAAATGTGCGAGGCTTTGTTAACATGCCAATGGGCCTCAAACGAAGTCTCTTTGACTTGGAAAGCATCGGATATAGAGCCGTGCCATTTATTATTCCAGCTTGTGCCACAGATGCCAAACACAGACGAGAACGATGTTGGATTGTGGGCCACTCCGAACACGATGGATCATTTACCCCAAAGGTCAGAGGAAGCTACACTCCGAATGCAGAACGGACATCGGAAGGGTCGCAGCAAACCTTCCAATTTGAGGGAGCAAGTGGACGAGGAGACAATGAAAATGTGGCCGACTCCGAAAGCAACGGACTACTTCCCAGGAATGGGGAATTATGTGGAGGAGAACAAATCGGGTTACACAGTAACGAGAAAGGGAACGGGAACGAAGTTCGGAGCGAAGCTGTCGGATGCAGTAGACTTCAAGGAGAAACAAGAGAAGCAGATGATGTGGCCAACGCCAAGAGCGAGGGATTACAAGGACGGACAGAGCGTACCACCATCGAGAATAAAGAATCCAGAATTAGCAACATTGGGTCAAAAAGTTGCGATAATGGAAAAACAGATGATGTGGCCGACACCAACAGCGACACCGAGAGGCGCACACACGGGAAAGATATCGGGATCGGTGAGCGAGGACGGGAAGACATCGATTCGAGCAAACGGAACAAAGTTCGGGGCGACACTTCAGACAGCAGTTGCGATGGCCGAACTGAAGAAAAGGGAGATGTACCCTACACCAACGGCTCGGGATTACAAGGACTCGGGTCAGAATCTGAACATATACAGGAACAAGAGGCAAGACACTCAATTGGGGGTAATAGTCAAGAGGATGAGCGAGAGCGACTTCAAATCGGAGAAGGACCAATCTGGTGGAAGCCTGAACCCCGAGTGGGTCGAGTGGCTCATGGGATACGAGATCGGACACACCGAATAAAATCCTTGGGGAATAGTATTGTTCCCCAAGTTGCAGCAAGATTATTTTGGGCAATAAAGGAGGCAGAAAAATGAGCGAACAAAGCCGAAGAAGAACATGGGTAACAGCAGCACAAGTAAATCCAAAGCCGAACATTTGTTCGGTATGTGAAAAACCAGGTGCGTCTTATTCAACCGATGAAGGCTTTTCTTGGTATTGTTGGCCATGTAAGACAGATGATGCTGTTTGGAATATGAACTATGACCAACAAAAACAATAATTATAATAAGTTAAGAAAATTTACAAAAAAGATATTGGCTCAAAAAATTGAACCAGACCCAAACGAACAATTCTTTGAAGATGACCCAAGGGCATTAGAAGAACTTGAATACGGCAAAGTTCGTAAGTCACACACCCACCTAGAAACAAAAAGTGTATTAGATGAATTTTAGTGCTTGACACATGGTATTGAATACCGATATAACTATCTTGTTCTAGCAAAAAGGAGACGAACATGAAGTTATATTACTATAAGTCAGATTACTTTCAAGGTTCATACAAGTGGACACCAAATGAAGCAAAAGCCGAGGCTTTAACTTGTGATAACCCTGGAGGTTTTTATGAAATCTTTGAGGTTAAAATCACAGATAGAAGTAAAACAATCTTTAATCTTTTAAATAATATTGATCCTGCCGTTGTAGGAAAGGAGAAGTTATATGCCTAAAATAGATATAGATAAAGTAATCGACACTCGACCTAAATGGGAAATAGAGAGAGATGAAGCAGACGCTATAAGAGAAGCTGCTATGAAATCTCTAACTGTGGATCAAATGAAAGCTATTAAAGAAACTCACGAGACTATATCAAACTGTCTAATGATGATTAGAGATTGTAACGATCTGTATATGTCAGACATAGGAAAGTTAGAAGATGCTTTTTGGAAGATTAAAAACGAATTTAATTTGGGGGATAGATAATGAATAAAACTAATATGACATTCATTAAAGGTAATAAATCGCTACCTACTGATGAATTATTCCAAAGCGATAACATGCTTAAAGTAAGATTTCCAGTTAATGCTCAGTCGAAAGCAA